GTTCACCCGTAGGCCGCGCCCGATTTTCTGGACGTGCAGCATCTCCGACCGCGTAGGCGCCGCGTCGATGATGCACGACACCGGCAGGTCAACGCCCGTCGTCATCGTCCGCACGGAGCAAATCACCCGAATGTCGCCAGCCCGGAACTGCCCGTTGATGTGCAACCGCTCGGCCATGTCCGTAAACGCATCGACATAGGCGCTCGCCACGCCATGCCGCTGAAACTCGCCAGCCAGTGCCGCAGCGTGTGCCCGGTTGACCGCAAAACACAGCGTCGGCCGGTTATCGCCCTTTTCCAGCCATGTCTGCGTGACGCTGCCCACCAGCTTCGCGCTGCCCATGACGCGCTCTAGCCCAGCCTCAGCATACTCCCCGGCCTTGATCTTCACCCCAGACAGGTCGGGCACGTCAGGGGCAAACGCCTTGAACCGCGACAACATGCCGGCTTCAATCAGGTCGTCGATGGTCACGGGTATCACCAGATCCTGCCACCGCTCGCCCATGCCGTCGGCCCATGGCGTTGCGCTCAACCCGATAAAAAACACGTCTGGCCGTTCATCCATCATGCGTTCAACGACCGATGCACGAATGTGGCATTCATCCACGATCACCACCGACGCGTCGGGAATGTCGCGCTTCGCCAGCGTCTGGACGGATGCAACCTGAACCCTCGCCAACGGATTGGTTCTGGGATGATTGGCCTGCATCACGCCAATGCCGGTCACGCCTTCGGCCTCAAACGCATCCACGGTCTGGTTGATCAGGCTCAAAGCCGGAACCGTGAAGATCGAAGATTTGCCCTTGGCAAGGGCTGAAGCGATCAGCTTCGCGGCCGTCACCGTTTTGCCCGCACCTGTCGGCATCTGGCAGACAATGCGGCGGTTGCCCTTGCCAGCCGAAACCCTGATCATGCGCAGGGCTTCGTGCTGATGGGGGCGAAGCTCTTTGGGCTGAATGACCCGGCTGGGGATAAGGTCATCCATGGCTCAGGCCTTTTTCGCCATTCCATACGTCATTTAAGACTGTGTGCAGTTTTTGCACGCCAGTGGTGTGCAATTTGCCATTTCGTAACGTTCTCTTTTCGTTCTCCCCCGGGGTGGGTTTGTTGGCTACCTGCACCAGTTCGGCAGCAACCCATTCCGGCAACTCGCCGCCGCAATGGACGATCAGTGCTAGAGTGTTCATGGTGTATTCAGTCGGCTTCTGGCCCTCGCCGTGGGCGTGCTTGCGGGCATTCAGAACGCCGGCATCCCGAAGAGCTTTGAGGGTTGATGCGACTGTTCGCACGGAAACCTTCGCGCCCTTTGCCAGACGCTCCCGGCCGGGGTGAATGACCCCCTTGAGGCCGTTGCGGTGGTGCAGCCAAAGGTTTAACACCCCTAGCGTTACGTCTTTCTGCGCGCGGCTCATGGCCGATTGGCGCACAGCCGACCGTAAATAGCGCCGCCATGACGCTTCACGAGATTTCCGAAAATCCGACATTCTCACCCCTTCATGTGGGGCATGGGCTTGTAGCAAGTTCCCCAACCTGCTACATCACCCATGCGTGTTACCAACGCCACTATAGCCGTTACCCCACGGCATACGCAAGCCCTCGGCCGTTTCGGTCGGGGGCTTTGTTTTGTAATCAAGCCCTTAGCCTCCGCGCCACACGCTCGATATAATCCTCAAACCACGCATCGCTCGGCGCCTCAAGCGCCACGCCATCAAGCGTCGCCCCGTTCCTCACCGCCTCCCGGATCGTCCAGCGCCGCGCGTCCAGCGTGTTGCCAATCGTCAGCCCGCCGCTGTCCTCATCCATGGCCAGCGTCACCCGCTCGCCGTCGGTCGTGGTGGCGTGCATCTGGCCCTCTCCGGCTTTGTGCCAAGTCGCGAGGGTCCAGGTTTCGTTGTGGATCGTGATGCGGCCGGCGCGGGGGTTGGTGGTTAGGTGCACGTCGATCAACGGCGCCACCACTTCCACGCGGCAAAGCCTGCGGAGGCGTAGCACTTAGCTAGGATCAGCCCCGGCGCCCATTTTACGGTCCCGAACGCCAACGCGGAAAATAGGACGCTATCGAGAACGGCGCCCACGAAGCCAGACGCCAGCACAGCTGCCCACAATGCCCGCTTGCGGAGCCGGTCATAGACGGCAAAGTCCGCCAATTCCGACAACAGGAACGCGACGGCTGAGGCGATGGCCAGAGCCGGCGGAGAGAACGCTAGAGACAACACCGCGCCGGCTGCGATCAACCCAGCCACTGCGTAACGCGGGAGACGTTCGTGCAGGGCATCCCGCAGCGCAAGTGCAGCGCCGATCAGCAGCACACCAGACGGCGCCATGAGGCCGGGCGCCACTGGGATCAGGCACGGCCCGCTGGGGATGCAGACGGTGCCGACGTTGCCGATCAGGAAATTTGCCGCGGGGATGGTGGCGAGGAAGGATGCGGAGAGAAGCCACGTTTTCATGCAAACAGTTTTCCTTGATCTGCGCGCCTGCCGAAATGGCGCGGGTTGCGGGCATCAATGCGCGCGGCCATGCGTTCCGGCTCCTGCGCTGCGCGGTTCATCGTGCCTGCATGATTGCGGGCGACGTTCGTGCTGTCCGCTGAGGCGAAAGGGCCAAGCGCCTTCGCTCGCCTCCTTCATCGCCCGGAGCATGTGGACCCAAGTTGTGGACGGTATGGCTTGCCAAGCCGCGTCGATCCGCTGGCGCCATGCGGGGGAGCCCGGGGATGCAAACGCGCCTGAGCTGCCGATGCAGATGCGGGGATACGTGGCGGCTAGGCGCGCGAGGCGTTCTAGACTTTCGTGCATGTGCCAGACCGGCGCAGACAGCGCGGGCGGCAGCGGGCAGGCAGCAAGAAGCGCATCGTTCACGGCTTCGTCGCCGTCGATCACGTCGGGGATCACGGCCCAATGAGGATGGCGAAGGTGGGGAGTTGCCCAAGAGTAGAAGTCAGCCCAATCCATGGCGGCGCCCCGCGTCCAAGCCGAGAACGCGCCGTTGTCCAGCATGACGGAGGCGCCGTGAGACATGCACCAGTCGATGTCGCGGGGGTCGGCCCACGACACGCAGAAGTGCCGCCCTGCCATCGGGGCAAGTGCGGCGCGCGGGGTAATGGGGGTGCCGTGGTAGTGGATCATGCGGCCCCCCACAGCAGCTTTGCTTGCCCGACAACCGGCTGCCATTCTCGGCCGGGGCGCGACTGCCATTGCGCCGGATTGGATGGCGCGCGCTCTGCAAGCACTTTCCAGCCCGCCCCGCGCAGGCTCGCCCCGCTTTCAGATTGCAGCGTGTAGGTAATGAGCCGACGCCAGCCCAGCGCCTTTGCAGCTCGCCATAGCGCCCCGTAGATGGAACTGCACGTGCCCTTCGGGGCGTCGTCCACAACACAGCACCGCGTCACTTCGCACGTCCCGCCGTCCTGCATGTGGCGACTGACGGGGCGGCCCACGATGCCGACGCCGACGAGCCGGGCGCCGTCACTGGCGCCGCACGCGAACAGGCCGCCTTGCGGGGGTTTGTTGTGCCGATGGAAGTTGCCGACGAACTCGGCGGCTTCGGTGAGTGTGCAGGGAATGATGGTAATGGTCATGTCCCACACGCTTTCTCACGCCGACGCGGCGGGTAATAGTCCCCGTTCTTGCTCCACCGCAGATGCGGCGGGTTCGGAAACCGATCGACTTCCTCGATTGTTTCCTCAACGCGCACGCGCACCACGCGGCAATCGCGCTTGCCCCGCCATGGCCCGACACGCTCCCGCAGGAATGCCCGCGCTTCGGCCTCGGTCGGGAACAGCGCGTGGATGCCGACCGGATTCATCACGTGCCTGCTCGGCCGGTTCCCGTCGAACTTCCCAAACAGCGTGCCGTTGGGCTTGTATTCCGATGGGGGAACCTTAATCGCCCAGCCGTAACGCATGCCGGAAATCTTGAGGTTGCCGCTCACGTGCCGCAGCCCTTGCAAACAATCCGCCACCCCGGGCGCTCGAGGCCGAGGGAAAAGCCGCCGATGCCGCTGAACAGGTCTAGGACGCGCATCAAGGATACCGCCCCCAAGCCAACTCAAAGTGCGGCCCATCCCGAAATCGTGGCCAATCCCCGCCCCATGTGATCGGCACCTGTTCCTCGACAGCAGCCCGCTTCACTGCCTTGCCGAGTTCGTCATAGAGCGGCCAATCCCACCGCACCTGCCCCGCCACCAGCGCGGCTAGGTCAACGGCATGGCCTGTGAGGTGGCGGCTGTTCATCGTTTTGCTGGCGCCGGAGGCCACTAGTTGCTCTTGGCGCTTCACGGTGCGCAGGCCCTCGGTCACGATGAAATCCGCGTAGGTGCGTGCGCGTTCGATCACGCGGATGAGGTCGGGGTGGACGCCGACGAGGCGGGTGCGGTCGCGGAGGGTGAGTTGGGTCATCGGCGCCACCACTTCCACGCCGCAAATCCGGCGGATGCGTAACATTTGGCCAAAATCACTTCCCACACCCCCCGCACGTCACCCGCCACGTCGGCACGCGAACCATCTTCCGCAGCTTCCCGCCGCGCTCGTCGAACTGGTGGCCGCACGCGCTACACCGCACCCACCACCACGCTTGACCACGCCGCGACGGGGCTTGATCGAGAACCTGTAGGTGTTCGATCTGCCGGCCGGACATGTCGATGAAATCGGGCATCTCGTTCATACGATGACGCCAGCACGACGGAACTTCGCCAGCCCGGCCGCCGAGGGTTTAGCGGCCCTGGCACGCGGCGGCTTGTTGTGGCCCTTGCTAGGCACGTCTAGCGCGGCATCGTGGTGCAGCGCCGCTACCTGCCACCCAGCCGCAAGGGGGATGCCGTGGCGCTGTAGGGCCTCGCCAAGTTGCTTGACGGAGCGGATAAGTTCATACCCGTGCTGGTTCGCAGCCATGGCCCGCCCAAACGCCGCTTGGTCCTCCGTCGCGGTGTTCTTCCCGGCCTTCAATTCCACGCCGAGGAAGTAGCCGGGCGCCCAAATCATCACGTCCGGAAGACCACGCCGAATGCCGCGCGCCTTCTGTATCTGGCCTTGCCGCAGCGTTTGCTTCTTTTCGTGGCCCACGCTGGACCACCAGCAGGGCGGCAACATGTAGCTATCTAGAAACATGCGGCTGCGGGATTGCAGGCGATCTTCTGGGCGCATTACCAGAAGTTTCCGATCCCGGTCTGAGGCTCATCCGCAAACTCAAACCCCGCCTGCGCCATCTGCGCCCGTATCTCCGCCTCCATGTCAGCGCGAAACACGATGCGCGGGGGGCTATCCATGATCGGCTGGCCGATCACGCGAACCGGGCGCGTCACGGTGCGGCGGGTGGCGGCGTAGGTGGCCTGTTTGGCTTCGTCTTCGGTCATGCGCTTGCCCCAAAATGCAGCCGCCCGATCTTCTTCTTCGCGCGGTCTTTCCAGTTGCCCGTTTCGCCGGCCGCTTCGTGGTAACGCCGGATCACGTCGCGCCCCTCGTCCAGCGTGGCCGTCGTGACTGCCGCTGCTGCCGCCGGGCAGAACTGGATGCGCCCGCCCGCCGCCAAAAACGCCTCGACGCTCTCGTATCGGGGCTTGGGCGCGCGCGGGCTGTTGTCGCGCACCCACGTCGCCGGCAGCTTGTTGGGCTTGCGTGGTGCCGGCGGCGGCTTGGGTTTTGGCGCCTTGGCCACCTTCGGCCGGGGCGGAACCGTCACCATCTGAAGCCGCACCAGGCGCCGCGCCCGCTTCTGGCTGATGCCCAGCGCCTTTGCGCTCACGGGAACGGAGAACGTGACGTTAAGCGATGCTTGCAGCCTCGGCGCCAACTCGACAGCCGCCGCCGCGTGGATGGCCTGCACCTTGGCCGCACCGCGCTTGGCGCCTTCCCACATGCTTTCGCCCGGCCGGACGAGGCGCAGCTTGCGAGAGTGAGCGCGCATGCCCTTCATCGTCACCTTGTCGGTGCCGCGCGCTTTCCCGTAGAGCACTAGAAGCGCTTTCAGGTCGGGATGGGTGGCGAAATGTTCCACCAGCACGGCGCCCGCGCGTTCCATCTCGCCGCTACGAGGCTTGCGCACTTTGGTTTCTATCCCGGCATCCGTCATCCGCAGCGCAACGGAGAACTGCGCCATGCCGAGGCGCCGCCCAATTTCGCGTTGCGACACGCCATCCGCCGCCCATTCGCGGACGGTTTGGATCGTGGTGGCGTCCCATGACGGGGCAAAAGATGCGCGGTTGCCAGCCTTACCCGGACTACCCGCCGAAGCGGTGGTGGACGAGGTTTTCCCATCTGCCGTGTCTTGAACCACGTCCCCCGGCGCAAACGCGGCAGTAGGGAGGCTGGCCTTCGCAGTGGCCCGCGCGCCACTGTTTGGAGGTCCACCTACGCCGGGGGTATTCTGATGCGCGCTCATACCGCGCCGTCCCGCACAAACGATTGCGGCTCAACCGCTCCGTTGGTCGCGCGCTGGATTTCCAACGCTATCTCCAACGGTGGCACGCGCCGGCCGGTTGCCCAGCGCGATACCTCTGAGGCATCGCGGCCCAGCATCGCGGCCATTTCGCGGAGGGGGATTTTGTTCGTTCTGAGATATTCGTGCAGTGTCATGACCGGAAGTGTGGCCACAATGGCAAGCCGGGTCAAGTGAGAAAAGATTGCCGTCCCGGCATTTTAATGGTTGACGGGGCTTTGCCGCGCTGGCAACGTGTCGTCACTGAAAACGGAGGAAGCGATGCCCTACCCCGACAACTTCAACGCCCGCGCCTACGACGCCGGCCCCGGCGGCAGCTACCGCCCGGAACCGCCGCTGCACGTCGCTACGCGCGACGATATCGTTGCGATTCAAACCGCCCGCGCGTGGCTGGTCGTGGCGCTGGGCAGCCTGCGCAGCAACCCGTGGGAGTTTGATTCCACGGAAATTCCGCCGCACCATTATCTGGTTGCCGATGGCGAGGCGTTCCTTGAACAGATGGACAAGGCGCTGATGCAGGCGAAGATCAGCGCGGGGTGGATGTGATGCTCACCATCCACAGCATTGTCGCCATCCCCACCCTCTCCCCCGCCGATGACGCGCTGGCCTACGCGCTGGACCGTTGGCTGCCAGGTGTCGAGCCGCACGAGATTGAGCATGTGCGGGAGCGGCTGCGGGAGCGCGGGTTTGATGTGTTGGGGTTGGTGCAGGAGGTGCGGTCGTGACCACCACCTACATGCTCGCATACACCGCCGATGACGTGGAAGACCTGGCCCGCGATCTCGCCGCACAGATGGCAGCGCACGCCGAGGAAACTGACCCGCATTGGCGCGCCGTGCTGGCCGAACATATCGCAGATGACGCGCAATGGCTGGTGGAAATGCGCGAGGCCGTGTTTCCGGCGCTGCCGTTCATTCTGCCGCTAGGGTTGCCGGCGCCGCTGCCGAGGGAGGTTGTGTAATGACATGGAACCTCCTCCACCTTCTCCCCGCCACCGTCTGCGGCGTGGTGGGCATGTTCTTCGGCTTCTGCCTAATTGGCGACGTGCAAGCCGGCGTTGCCCGAACTTGTGATATCGTCAACGCCTCGGCGCTGGCGGTGGCGGCTTGGGCTGGCGCGGCGGTTTCGTTTTGGGGGGCTTTGACATGAACGCCATCACCGGGTTCCAAACCGACGCCAGCCCCACCCTGCGCGCGATCATGGATGACCGCCAGCCCGCTGCGATCCGGCTGCGCCAGGTGGCCGCACAGATGCACGGGAAGATCGAGGCGGGAAACCTCCGGCGCCTGCCCGCGTGCGAGCTCGTGGAGATGCGCGCGATTGTTTTTGCGCTGCATGACGTAGCCGACAAGCTGATGGAGCC